AAAGGTCAATACCCCCGCCCGTGACATAAACAGGCGGCCAAATTCTGCGGTTTGGTTTATTTGGCTTAAATAACTTAAGACGTTTGTACCTGACGGTACGGTATAGGCCGCGTCGTGGCCTAAGTCAACCGTACCCGGGTCAATGTTACGCGCTGCCCCTGCAGGGTAGGCAACTTCCGGTAGGTCTAAAACCGTTTCTATGCGTTGGCCGGACGTTTCTACACCTACGTTTAATTCGTCCATATAGGTTTGACTAAGCAAATAAAAATTGTCCGAACAGTAAACGGTAACGGTATCTATGCCGCCTAAAGAAAAATTGTAGTCATAATTGACAATTTTTCCACGGTACAAATACTCCGGCACGTTTGCTGTGCTATAGCGAATTAACTCAACTGCCCGCAATGGCGCTAAACCCGGCAAACTTTCGGCTGTGTTGTAATAAGGGCTATTGTCATCAAACGGATTAAATAGGCCGTCCACGTCGTTAATGGTAAATGTCATGGTGCCGGCGCTGAATTGGTCGCCTACGTCTTGGCGGCCTCTCCGTACGCTTATTTGTGTTGTGCTATCGGTAACGTCGGCAAAGTCTGTAGTAGGCCCCAAAGGGTATGTACCGTCTAGTAGGCCTCTTGTGCTGCTATCTAATTGAAAACTACCTATGTCAAAACCTGTGTCTACAAGTAGCGAATAGTTGCCGGCTTGTGCAATCGCGCTACCGGCCATTATCTAAACCCCGCTATAGGCAAATCTAATGGGCCGTTTTGTCGTGCAAAGGCGCGTAAGCCGTCGTTTGTTACCCGTCCAATTTCGGCGCTAGTTGCCATACCGCCGCTTACGTTAACTACATAGGTGTTACCGCCGCGCGCTGCCTGTGCTTCCGCCGCACTTGTAATGCCGTTTGTGGTTGCCGCCGGCGTTGCAATCGTTTGACCTGCAGTAATTCCCGTAAAGGCAATGTCGGTTTGTGCCTGCTCTAACAATGAAAGCAAACGCTTATTAGACAAATTAGGGTTTTTAAGTATCTTTTCGTATTTGGCTAACACACTTTCAAGCCCTGAAACTAACGCTTTACCTTGGTCTACTCCGGCTTGGTAGAAACGCCCTGCGGTATCTAAACCTAGTTTGTCGGCTACGCCCTGAACCGTTGCTACCAAAGCGTTAACACCGTCCGGGCCTGTTATTGCTTCTTGGCCGCCGGCAACCAATTCGGCTGCAATCGCTGCGCCTGCGTCTGCGCCTGCCTGTAGTACTTGGTTTAGCGCGTCTTGGCTAAGTCCACGTTTTAGCAATGTGTCTACGTTGCTTGCGTATTGTTGTACCCCGGCTACTTGGCCTTTAAGTCCGGCTAGGAAACCGCCGCCAGTTTCTACGCCCGCTTCTTTAGCGTCTGCAAAACTGAAACCCTCTTTAATTCCGTCGGCAACGGTTTTGCCAAAATCGGTAAACGCTTCTTGTGCGTCTTTCAACTGGCCTTTAGCGTCGTCTAAGGCTTTGGCTAGTTTGTCTTTAATTGTGTCGTACAGTTCGCTAACTTTCTTTGCTGCACCGCCTGCAGCGCCGCCTACCTGTTCAATTTCTGTTGCTGCAACCTTGGAAACCTTGCCTAATTTTTCAGTATTGGTTGCTGCCAGTTCCGCAAAATAGGCGTTATCTGCTAGTTTGGCGTCCACGTTTGTAATGCCGTTAATGAAGCCGTCAAACTGGCCTTTAAGTTTGTCTACATCTATAAGGTTGTCAAACGCTGCAGCCGTGGCGGAAATACCTTTACTGAATTGCCCGGTGGCAAAATAGTAAACGGCTTGTAAACCTTTAACAAGTTTGTATATGACGTTTACGGTGTTAGCAACTGCAACGGAAAAGGCTTTAAAGAAGTTGCCGATAATCGGGCCGGCTTCACCCATTTTGGAAAGCGCAACCTGTATACCAAATACTAAGCCTTGGTCTCCAAAAGCGTTAGCGACTTCCTCAATAGCGGGCGTAACCTTTTCATTAAAAAAACGTACAACCTTAATAAACAAAGGCAAAAGCGCGGTACCCAAATTGGTTTGGACGTTTTCCAATGTTGCGCTAAGTATCTTTTGTTGGTTGGCTAATCCACCGCTAGTACGCCCAAAATCGCCTTGTGCGTCTCCGGTTTGTTTATAAATAACCCTTTGCGCGGCCAAAATCTTGGCCTGTTGACCCAATGCGCCCGACCCGGAATATATGCTTAATTCCATTGCAGCGGCTTTAAGCGTCGCGTCGTTAAGCAAAACACCGTAAGCGCGTAGCGGTTCGCTTTCGCCACGTAGCGCGGAACCAATAGCGTTAATGGCTTGGTCTACGCTTGTGTTATTAAATGACGCCAAATCGGAAGCAAGGGTTACAAAGTCCGTAGAAAAGGTAACAAGGTCACGGCCTGCTAATCCGGCTGCCTTACCAAACGTGGCAAAAGTTGAAGCGGCGTTTAGCGCGGCTGTAGTTGAAAGACCCAACGTACGGTTAGCGGTTCGCGCAAAGTTTTCTACTTCTTTACTTGACTGCCCGAAAATTACCCCGGCTTTGCTTATCTGTTCGTTTAGGTTGGAAGCCTTTTGTACTGCAGAATACGCCGCAACACCAACCGCGCCAATGGCTGCAGTAACACCGGCAATGGCAAGCCCAATACCCGGAAACTCTTTACCAAACGCGCTAATTTTCTTGTTTGCAGCGGCTAACCCACTATCGCTAAACGTGGTAATAATTGGGATATTTATAGCCATTACTTGTACCTTTTCTTTAACGTGCGGTTTGTTTTCTTTTCAACGTCGCTAATAACTGACTGTACAACGCTTTGTACTGCGGGCTTGTTTCTTTCTACTGCCTTGTCAATTACGCGGGGTTGTTCACCGCCACCGTCTGCGTTTAGGTTGGTTACGAATTTGCTACTTGTGTTGCGTCCGGCATGGTCATAAATAGCGCCGGCGGCGTCTGCCTGTTGCATAACCATAAGTTTGTAAGGCTTAGACCCAAACGGTACTTGCTCTGTGTGAGTCTGTACGCCGTCTGTAAACCGCGCAAAGTTTACATACCGTTCTTTACTAGCGCGTACGCCTACTTTGATTTTAAAACCCTTTTGTACGGCGTCGGTTTGCCACCTAATTTCTTTGCCTTTAATAATTGTGCCGCGACGCATACCGGAAAGCGGGGCACCCTTAACGCCAACAATGCTAGTAATCATACTGCGGGCCTCTTGCAGCATTGGTTCGCCGGCGTTTCTAATCCGTTTAGTTACGTCGCGCCGGTATGTCGGGTCTATTTTGTTAAGCGCCGCCAAGGTCTCTTGAATACCTTTTACTTCAAAAATTGGTTCGGCCATAACGGTTACCTTTTGTTTTTCTCTCCTAAAACTTTAGCCACCGTTAAAAGGTCTTGTGTGTCAAACGCTAGAGAGTACCAATGCGGCGCCCAACCTGTTGCTACTAGCAATTCTGCTAGTTGTCGTCGGTAGGTGCCGCTTGGGTAGGGTTTGGGGCCTCTTGTTCTATTACCTCTACGTTGGTAACTTGTTTGCAGTAGGTGTCAAATTCGGACGGTACAACAATTTTGCTTTGTTTGCTTGCTTCCCATGCTAGGTATAGCAAATCCTCTACACCAATGCCGTTAGCCATATCGGCGGCTTTGCGTTTAAAACGACGTTCCCACAACACAACCGTAAATAGGTTTGTGCTTACTTGATACGCGCCGTCGCTATTAGTTACTTGTAGCGTTAATTGCATTACTTGCCTCTTTCGTGTCGGGCCGATTTTTCGGCGCTGTTTATGCTGTTGTATCTGCGGTGTAAACGCCGCCAACGAAAGTAACGTCCATAGTGGACAATTCGCCAAGCGTTGCGTTGACTACTGGCAATTCAGTTAGGTAGCAACCGGTAAGGGTAAAGCCCGGGTTAGTTGCGCTATCTGCACCGCTTGTAGGTTTGACAATGACGTTGGTAATTTCGCCAACCAAAGATGAAAGGGTAGCCCATGTCTCACTAGCCGCATATGACGTATAAAGAGTAAGGGTTACTTCATGGTTGCCAAGGCCTGCCTGATAAGTACGTGAAGTTTTGCCAAACGTGGTGTTTTCAAGTTGGTCGTAACGCTGCGTAAATACGGCGCTTGTGCATTGGTCGGAAAGGTCTACCGCGTTAACGGTTACTACTGGGTTAGATAGGTAGGTGCTTGTTGCCATGGTGTTTAATCCTCTTTCGTTGCTTTCTTATTTTTAGCACTTTTTTTAGGTTCCGGTGTGGATACTTCGTCGGTTGCTTCGTCTGCAACTTCAATAATGAAACCGCCCCAAATAAGGCCGGCAATCTGTACACCCGGCTTGGGTACAAACTCTGTACCAACAACACCTAGGCGGGGGCTTTTAATAATGTACATAGGCACCTAACTCGTTTGGGCTTGCATTTCTATTGTTAAATCATAGGCGGCCATTTCGCTACCGCCAATTATGGCAATAGTTGGGCGTCCGTCTGTTACAGCAACGTTTTTACCTAGCACTTTGGCGGCCATATTCATAAGGCTACGTTGGGCGTCCAAGTTGCCGGGGCCAAGGGTTATGAGGCGTACGGGGAAAGTAATTTTAACTATGTTGTAGTTCCATGCGACAAACGACGGCGCGTCAATAAAAGCACAAGGCGGCACAAGGTTACGCGGGTCGTTGACTACCTGTAGCCCTGTAACGGTCTGTAACGTGGCTGTAAGGTTGTCTAAGGCCGTGTTAAATAGGTCTGTGTATGCAACAGGCACTATGCAACCGCCGGCCTATCTACGCCCAATAGTTGTTTAATCATTGGGCTAAGGCCCATAGACCCACCGGCGGCTAATCCGTCAAAACTGGCAAAGTCTGTAACCGAACCGCGCTGCCTATATAAAAAACCGGCATAGGCAATAGTGCCTAGCAATACCGACGGGTTAGGTACGGTGCTTAGGCTTTCGTTGCGGTAGCCCGCCTCGGCTCTACGACGATATGCAAATTCGTTAGCGGCCTGTCGGCATTGAGTAATAAAGGCTTGGTCGGCTGCGGTAGCCGTGCCAATGCCTAACCAATCCTCTATTTGTGCGTCGGTTGTTACCCATGTACATTGTGGGGTAGTAGTCAACGTACCGGAAGCGGCAACAATGTTTACATTGTCTGCAGTTTTAGCAAATAAAACTTGGTTTGCTATTGGTGCTTCAATGTCGTAGTGAAAGAAACCTTGGTCGTCTACACCGGTGAAGTAATACTGTGGCAATTCACGCACCGTATAGGTTCCGTTAAAGGTCGCGTCAACGCCCGCAATAGTTACGGACTGACCAACCTCTAAAGGGTCTGCGTTAGTTAGTAGTACTACAACCGCGTAATTGTCGGTTAAATACTTTTGTGTGACCGAATAGACGGCCATAAAGGCCTACCTTTCGGTTATCAGACGAACTTGACGAACTTGGTTGCGTCTGCCATAAAGCCGGCAGCGTAACCACGGAAAGCAATCGTACGGCCAAGTGTTGCCGGTACTTCAACGCTAATGGCGCCCTTTTGCTGTTCGTAGAATTCAAAGCCTGCGGCAGGGCCGGCAGCGTGACCCATGAACGAGCCGGGCGCGTTTTTGTCAACGACCAACACCAACCCAAGCGGGTTGCCGTTCCATGAAGTTGCAGCGGAGTTACCTGCAGCGTTTTGACCCATAAGGTTAGGTGCACCAACGAACGGGAATACCGGACGGTCTGACGAATCGGTAGCCGACGCAAGGGACGCCCAACTGGCAGGCGTAACAACCATATGAGTAGGCAAGTAGTTAGACGTTGCCGAAATTTGGCGGGCACCGTCATAAATTGCTGCTACCCAATCGGCGCCGCTTGTGGTGTCGGTAACTGTTGCTGTTTGGCTAATTGCTGCATGACAAGTGTCTACCGCGTAATTGTCGGTTGCCTGACCATAGGCAATAGCCAACTGATTAAGAATAATGTCAATGCTTGACGGGTCTGACCAATCTAGGTCTTGTTCGGAAACCGTGACGTATGTACCAAAACTTAGTTTTGAAATGTCATTGTTTTGCACTACAACGGTTGAAGCGTTTAGGTCGTCAAACTGTGCGGCCTGTTGTGTTACTACCGGGCGGGTTGTAATTTTTGGACGGCGGAAAGTTGCGCCTGCGGTTGGCATTGCGCGGGTACCAATAGCCGTTACGAAAGGCCTAATAGGGTTAAGCCCGTCATACACGCTGCCAGTAATAATTTCCGGCAAAATGCCCGGAGTACTTTCGGTGTTAATAAAAGGCGCGGTGCCCGGTGCGGCTTCAATTCGTGCTTGTGCAATGTTTGCGTTTAGTTGTGCGAAATCTGCACCGCCACGCACATAACTTGCAATGTATTCGGACGTGCTAGGCAAACGCAATTTACGCGGCTGTGCATAAATGGTTTGTACTGTTGAAGCCTCAACTACTGCAGGGGTTTCTACTGGGTTTGACATATCGGTTACTTCCTTTTCTGTGTCCTGTTCACTATTTAACTCTACTTCGTTTTCGTTTTGGTGGATACTCGCGGCGACCCGTTCTATCTTGGCGGCCTCAAACGCGCCATATGGGAGTAGCGACAATTCCTGCCACGACGCCTTGGTAACAATCATGGTGCCGGCTTCGTCAAAACTAAATTCCTCGGGAATTGCGCCAATGCTAAGGCTATCTAAAACGCCGTCCATGGCTAATTGCAGGCTTTCATTACCTAACGTGGTTTCGCTAATTTTGGCCTCAAACATTACGTAATCGCCAACTTCAGTACGCGACGTCACAACGCCAATAGGTTGCGTGCTGTCATGGTAAAGATACATTTTAGGTTTCTTACCCTCTAGCGGCAAAGACCCGGGCATAAAACGCACCGTTTGGCCGTCCGATACCACGGCGTCTACCCCATATTGGATAGCGACGCCGGCAAGGGTACGACGTGGCAGCGCGTCACCTTGCGCGGCGTCTAAAGTTAATTCTTGTGGGGCCAATCTAAGCATTGCTTTGCCTCAATTCCTCGGGCGTTTCTTGTACGTCTACGTTTGTGTTGTATTCGTTTGATAAATAACTTTCAATGTCAAACATAACACCGGTGCCACGTGGTAACACGTTATCCGCGCTAAGTGTTTCTTGTATGCAATCTATGTACGGTTTTACGCCGAACGTGTAAAGGTCGCGCGACGCCTCACTACTTGAAACGTAACTGTAATTTCCAATGCTGACGGAAACGAGATACGCGGGGACGTTGGCGATACGTGCAATTTCTTTTGCCTGATATTCGGCGGCGTCAATAAGTAGCATTTTGTCGGGTGTTGCCATGTTTGGTATTACTTCTACAAATTCGTTTACCGCACTTGTAGCCGACGCAAAACGCGCTTCGTCATAGGCCGCGGCCAAATCGCGCAACTCTTGCGGACTCATAGGCTCTCCGCCTACTTGCCTAAGCGTTACGGCAGGTTGCAAACTTGAAGCGTTACGATTTCTTGCTTGCTCTAGTTTTAGCGCGGTATCTACTGACGTTGCACCGGTGTAAATAAGTCCCTGAATTGGGCTTAAAAACTGTACGCAATCTTCCCAACGAATTGGTAAACCCTGAAACAAAATTTGTTTAGACGGGCCGAACCATACGCCCGTACCTTGCGCTTGGTCTTGTGTTGTAACAATCGCGGCGGGCAAACGTGTAAACGCTGACGGGTAGCCGTCGGCTGTTCGCTCTGTTATATACCAAAACGCGCGACCATAGAAAAGCAAGTCGTCAAACGTCCACGACAAAATAAAGTTGTTGGTAACGCCTTTGTCAATTCTCTTTAACCAACTACGCGGCGCTTCCGGTACCTTTTCCATTTCGTCGCCGTTCCACATTTCTTTGTACATGACTAATGGCAAACAACCAATAACACTTGCCATAAGGTCGCGACTTCTTGAAATCGTCGGTACCTGCATAAAACGGCTTCTCAAAACTCCGTCTGAATAGGCAAAGAAGTTGCCAATTTGTGACGCGCCCGCGTTGCTACCTGCAGCGGCTTTAACAACCTTTGTAGGTTCGGGTTTCTTAGTAAAAATTGCCATAGTTTTATTGTGTCACAATCTCGGGCTTTTGGGTGGCACTAGCCAGCGCCGTGCAATCCCCGACGGAAAGCAAGCCGACTAATGCCAAAACGACTTTAGCGGTTTCCGGTAACAATCATGGGTTTACCTATTGCTTGTGGACGTGACGCTAACGCGGCTGCCCAAATCATGCACCGGCAAGCCTCAATAGGGCCGGGGCTTCTTAAACTGCTAACCGTTATTCCGTTTTTTTCGCGTATCAGTACAGCCCGTTCTACATGGCTATTTAGTAACTGTTGGTTGTTGTGGGTTAGTTTGCTTTCCAAAATCATTGCCCTAATCGCGCTAGTCCATTTCAATAACTCTTTGTAACCAACGATTACGCGCCTATTTTCGTATTTCAACGGGCATGAGTTTTCTAAAACGGGCACAATAGCCAACCGTAAGTTAGGGTTTTCGGCTATTTGCTGTTCTACTTTTTCCCATAGTTCGGTAACGGTTTCGGCCACAAACGCCAAAACAACGTGGGTTTTATTTTCTATTTGCACGGCACGTACTGCCGTATAGGTGCTTTCGTCTAATGCCATTTCAACGGCAAGCACTCCGCCGGGCGGTGCCTTTTCGTCTGTAGACAAAGCCTCAAACACGCCGGGGGCCAACCAACCGTTAGAAACGGCTTGCCAAAGGTTTACCGACGCCCGTAAAAACGCGCTGCGGTTTGGGCCTTGGGCTTCGCCTTTTATTACGTCCATTTCAATTAGTCCGCCTGCTAATGCGGGGTTAGCGTATTCCCACGCCTCTACCGTCATAGGGTCAAGGGTTGGCGGCGGGCTAAATTCGGCAAAGTACAGGTTTGTTTTTTCTCCGGTATCTATTGCTTTTAAACCTTGGTCACGCCAACGCAAAAGGGCCGTACTCTCTTGCGTACCCGCCGTGGACACAAGTAGGCACAAAGGATTACGCCGGGCGCGTTGAGACGGTAATAAACCGTCGTCTATGGCGGCTTCCGATATTTGCCATACTTCGTCTGCCGTGATTAGGTCGCATGAGTAACCGTGACCGGCTGCCGGGGTAGCGGCGCGAATATGCCAAACGCTGCCATTAGGCATAGTTACCTTTTGCCGGCCATAAGACCATGAAACCTCTGCACCAAACTTGGCTTCAAGTATTGGGGCTAGGTAATTGAATTGCGCGGCTGTTAAATCTAACTTATGACTGACGCTAATAACCGTTTGCGGTTGGCCGCGTAGTTCAGTTTCTTTAGTCAGCCAATGTCCAATAACTGCAGACGATAAAAGACTCTTGCCATTTTGTCTAGCCACCGAAATTAAACCAATCCGGTGTAACCATTTGCCGTCTGCGTCAAAAGCCGTTAAACCCTCTAAGCAATGACGTTGCCAACTCATTAAAGGCATACCTAAAACTCTCTCCGCAAAATCGGCTATATCCGCCGCGCGTGAATCGTGCCCACTGTGAGTAGTCGTTTCTAGTCTCGGCTGATAGCGGCCAGTTGTCGCCAGTTCCGCCAAACCCTTATGGGATATAGGATTAGGAGAGACGGGGGCTTCTGTGTCTGTGTGAAAAAAACGCGGAGAGTGTTTGCCTTTATTTTCCTTACTGGCATTGGGTTTGGTGGCAACATAATTGCCGGCGTCTCTTGCTGCTCTGTACTTGTTCCCACGTGCTGCGTTGCATGAACGGCAACAACTGCGTAGGTTATCCAAACTGTTTACACCGGGTTGACCTGCCGGCCACCTATCAACCTCTACTACATGGTCGGCTTCGGTTGCAGGTTTGCCACAGTAAACACAGAACGGATTTTCTTGTAGCAATATAAGTTTGTTGCGTTTGTATTCCGCTTGGTTGCGGGGCCTACTGCCTTTGTGTTTGCTTGGCATTACTCACGCGCCTACGGCTTGTGCTAGCGCGGCGCAAGCGCCTTGCTGTTGGTGCTGTTGGTTACTAATCATGTCGGGCTAATCCTTTAACGTTTGTTTGTTATGTGTATGTCAATGCTTACACGACGTAAAGCCTAATGCGTTAAAGCCCCACCCACGGGGTTGCCCTAACCCGTACCCACTTATTCTTATTGGCTGATTATGTTTACAGCCTGCAGCGCTATTGGCCCGGTCACTTCGTCGCGCATGATTACGGGCATAGCGCACAACCCGCGTTACCGCGTATTATCCAACCGCCTTGCAAAGGGCTTAGGTCTATGGCTAATCCAACCGCTAGGCGGTGGCTAGAAACTTTATAATTACTGGCATTTGGTTAGGTCGCCATACCTGCACTATGCAAGCCGACAAGTCCAACCGGTCTAACCATGCTTCCTGTTGTTTGCTTAAACGTCCTATGTCGGTTTTAAGTTCTGCGAAAACTAGCACACCCTTTGGGCTGACTAACACCAAATCGGGAAAACCGCTATTACCTTGTATGTGTGTTGCCCATTGTCCGCGCCTATTCATTGCGGGTAAGTCATGGTGTACAAACCAACCGTAACGGGTAGCAATATCTATAACACTATTTTTAAACGCGGCTTCGTTCATTACTTACGCTGCCATAACATAACTAACAACGTGGCCCAAACGCCAAGCACAATGCCAACGACATTAAACATGGCGTATGTCATTTGTCGTAATGCTTGTGTATTGTTATTTGCCATATGTCGTCTGCCATGTGAGTAGCGGCCCATCTTAAATGTTGCTCTACGTCGTTTTTACCAATAAAGTCCGCGTGTGCTGTTTTCATTTCCTCAATTAAGCGCAATATGCGGGTAAGGGTTAGCACCTTTTCGTCTAGGGTCATTAGTCGGCCTTACTGCTAGGTAGTTGTTTTAATGCGTCTATCATTTGCGTAGCCTGTTCGGGGCTTAGCGTTTCAAGTGTCACCGCGTCGCTATTTAACGTCGCTGCTATGTAGTCGTGTAACGCGGCTTCGTCAAACCCCGCGCCTTTGGCTAATGACTTAATGAAATACACTTGTTTTTGGCTTGCGCCTTTACTATGTGTGTTGGTTGGCTGTTCGCGCCGGATAGGTGCTATTTGTGCGTCCGGGCTTTTACCTGTTTGCCGGGCCTCTATTTCGTTACGTGAAGCAATGCTTTTGCTAATCCCAAAACCCATATAACCAAGGGCACGGCCTAACGCGCTAGTCATACCTACCATAAATTCGCTGTTTTTCGTGTACGGCGTTTTGCCGGGGTAAGGTTCGGCTGCGGTGGCAATACTTGGGATTAAATCGGCAGCGTCGCGCCAAACGGTAATCGTGCAACGGTAAAACGTGCTTCCGTCAGGCATAGTTACAACCTCTGCGGCTGTTTCTTGTATGCGTAAATCCGGGTAGCGCTTCAATGCTTCCGCTAGCCGTGTTGGTACATCTACGTAGTTGTCTATGTTAAATGCCATGTTTGTAAACCGCCTTTTTGCAAGTTCCCGGGTGTAAATACAAATAATGGTTGCGTGTTTTACTTGCCTTGTAGGCATATGTAGTAACACCGCATTTGGGGCACGGTCTCATTGTCGGGGCTTCTTTCATGTCGGGTTTATATTGCTTTAGGTAATGTATCCATTGCGTGTAACAAAGTTTGTGCAGTTTTAAAACAAGGCAAAGGCATATAAGGCGCCCACCGGTCAACCTGCATAGTTTCATACAAGGTATTCCAACCGCGCAAAATTACCGCCTTGTTTTCTTTATCTAATGTTGCTAGCACGTATATTGCCGGCTTGTCAAAATCGCGGGTAAGTAAACAGCCGTCCGGGCGCGGTGTTGTGCGTACTTCATAACGGCCAACGTCGTTTGCTTTAGGGTTGTACGGTTCGTAACCCCAATAAAGGTTTAAATGTTTGGCTAACGCAAATTCACCTAACGCGCCTATTTTGTCGGGCAAAGTGTTTTTAAATTCGCCTTTAAAACGGTCTTGGTGTTGGTTGCTTTTGGCGTTTTCATGGCGTAGTTCTGCTACCGCGTATGCGTAGTTTATTTCCGTCGGGCTTAAATAAACAGTTGCCACGGTTAGCCGCCCAATGCCTCTATTGCTTCGCTAACGGTCTGCCATGCGTCCTGTTGGCCGCTTAAATCTAGGTCTACTGCTAAATGCTTTAGACGTGCGATTAGTTCGGCGTGTTTAGGTTTGTACGGAATATGTGCGGGCCTGCATATTTCGTCTATCAAATTTGTTATTACAACTTGGTGTTTTAGTAGCGCGTTTTGTGTCGGGTCTAACATACGTCGGGTTTCCTCGCTTAATGTGTTGTCGGGGTAGGGCTGTTCGTGCATTATTTGCTTGTATTCCATGGTAGCCAACCGCTGTTACGCCAAATAGCAACCATGGCTTTAGTGTTGGTTGTTGGGTCGTATAGGTCGTCGCAATTTGTCAATATGCCTTTAGCCTGCAACCAACCGGTAGGCCAATTTGTGTTAGGCCGGCACCAAAAGCCGTTTATTTGGTAAAGGCCGTAACTTCCGCCGTTTGTGTCTAGCGCGTTGTATGCGTCGCTTGTGCAGCGGCTTTCACGTACTGCCACACGTAGAGCCGTTTCTAGTTCGCTTGGGGGTAATCCCTCGGCTAGCGCAATAGTCGCAACCTGCGTACAGGTAGTCACCAATGCGGGCAATGTAGTTGTTGTGGTAGTCGGGGCTAATGAAGCAACTACTACTTGTGGGGTTTGGGTTGGTGCCTGTGCATTACCCGGGCTAAACAGCACTAAAACGCCTGTAATTAGGCCTATTAAGCCTGTGGTTATCTTGTGGGCAATCATTTTGCTAACTCCATTTGGTAAGGGTTTCCCCATGTGCCAGTAACAGGGCTTTTAAAAACAAGTTGTACATGAAGTACGTCGTTTGTTTGTGGGTCTCGGAAAATTTGTACCATGGCTTTTTGCCCGGTGGCAAGTGAGGTTATGAAACACTCATAATTAAAGAATTGGATTTCGTTCATGGTAAAAGGCTTTCCGTCGGTAATGAAAACCCTAGCGAACCATTGTTACGCGGTTGTGGATACCCCAAACACCGCTTGAAATATGGTTTTTACCGCTTCCGGATTATCTGCCATAGCCGGCGAAAGTTCTATATGCCACCAATCGCCGCCCGGTGCACCGGAAACGGTTTTAGTTTCGTACGCTTTCCACGTCTGACGGTCACAACGCCAAGCCCGCCCAAAAGGTTGTGGCCAATAGTCAATAATCATTTGTACGCCAAGTTTGTTTGCATTGGCTACCACAACGTCTATAAACGCTTTAGAGACTTTGCGGCCCTCTGCTACGCCTTTGGTATCCATTTTGCGGTATGACAAGTCCATAGCGCGACCTGTTGCGTGTACTGACATTGTGCCGGGTTTTCCTTTAACGTCACGTTGGCCATATGTGCCGTTATTCCAACAGGCACCGTTAGACCATTTGGCCGCTTGCTTTACCCACTCCTCGGTGCCGGCACGTTTGCCATTTGCCGGGCCGTCGCTGTTGCCTATGTAGTCGCGGCTGCCGGGTACACCGGGCATGGCTTTTGCCGTCATTTTTTTACGCCGTACGCGCTGTCTTTAGGGTTAGCCCAACGCATAACAGGCGGGATAAGCGCGGCAATGCCGGCTTTAAGGTAATCGGTTGGGTTGGTTGCGCCGGTCAAATACACCGCAACAACAGCGCCAACTACTGAACGGCCATATGAGGCGGCCATAAGTTCTAACTGTTTTTTCATTTGTGCCCCTCTATGTGTCCGTCTATCTTTTGTTCTATTCGGCCCAACGTGTTGTGCACTTCGCCATGGTCTTTCTTGTTATCGCTGCCGACTTTGCTAATGAGTGCCACCAATACAGCGAAACCCCCACCGACGCAAGCAACCATAATTTGAGTATCCATGACATTACGAAAGTAAAGCGGCTACTTCGTCGGCAGTTAAACCAAGTTTGGCAAGTACGGTTGCTTTTGCTTCGTCTTTTGCTTGCTGTCCGTTTTCAATTTCTCTAGTGGCTCTTGCACGTTCTGCAGCAATTTCTACAACCTCTGCCGGTGTTGCTTGACGGTCTACGCCGTTGTCATTGACTAATTCACTCATATTGCTTTACCCAATCCGTATACGGTGTATTGTCCGCTAATGTTTTGTGTCTGACCTTTAAACGTAAAACCGTCAAACGCGGTATTTCCGGTAAAACTTGAAATACTGCAGTACATAAAGTTTCCGTTACGGTTTGATTGGTTTAGCGTTGTTGTTGGTGCCGCGCTAGCCGGTGTTTGTACCATTACCGAAAATGCAGAACGGGTTGTGCCCCAATCGCCAATATAGGCAAACGTGCCGCCAGTTGCATTATTTCCGCCAATGGTTCCACCGTTAGCAGACATATATTGGTAGTTGTAGTTGGCAACTGTGTTGGTTGCGCCGCCTACACGCCAGTTAAGAAATACTGCGTCGTTAGCGGCTGCGGTTCCCTCTGCAAGTATTAAATAGTTATCGTATGCGGTAGTAAAAACGCTATCTACAAGTACGGCAGCACTTGCGGAAAAGGTTGTAGCCGCTTTAACTACTGACATTGAGGCCGCGCTAATCCATGCTGACCCGGTGTAAACCTGCAATGTGCTTGTTGCTTCAATGTAGGCGTATTGGCCTTGTGCAAGGGTTTTTTCACCCGTTCCACCAAACGCCGCGTCACGTGTAACCGTGGTGGCAAATACAGGTATTCCCGTATTTATTTGCGTTTGTTGCGCGGCGGTAAGTACCTGACCTGCCGTAAATACTGGTACTGCTGTTTGTGCGTTGGCTCCCATAGTTTAAATACTAGGTCAACCAAGCGCGTTAAGCGCGTCAATAATTCCAAATTCGGCGTTGTCAAGTATCAATTCATAAACAATCGTTGTAGGGCTTGTAAACAAACGTACCCTATGGCCGGTAAGGGTTATTTCATGTTCTATTCCCTCTACGCTTAATTCTTGGGCAAGTGTCGTTACAGTAGCCCCTGTAACGAAATTCTTTTCAATGGTTATCGTGTCCGAAATATCTATTACGGCTACCGTGTCGCGTTGGGCGTTAGTTAATGCACCAAAAACCGTTTCTACGCTGTTATAGCGGGCTTCCGGGTAAGGGTCTAAAAGGTAGGTTGCCGCGGTTGCTAGTTCTGTGTCGTCTAGCAAACTGTTTGTAATGCTGTTGGTTTGAATAAAAAACAAGGCTTGACTTGCCAAATCGTCGGCATTTGCTACGGCATTACCAAGGTTTTGTACCAAGGTTCTATTGGTTACGGAGTCCGCTTCAAAAGTAATTCCTAAATTATCGTAAGGTATTTCGGTTCCGTCGTCGTGAAAGTCGGCCACGCTG